AGGGTCTGAGAAAAAACCTAAACCGCTTGATTGATACAACACCGCGCCCCTTGCCGTAATAGACGACGAAGCCCAAAGCATATTCGATCCTGTGAACACGCCTGTCAGGTTGGCATCGCTTTCAGCCAATGCCGGTGAAGAAAGGACCAATCCGCCTGACGAGTAGTTAGAAGCCGCCAAACCTGAGATTTGGTATGTCCCCTGGAATAACCCAAAATAGTCATGCGAACTTGGGGAAAACGCTGCCACGTACGAGTTGTTGACCAACGCCACCCAAACCGATCCAGCGCCTGTTTTTGCAAGATTGTACGATCCCTGCATCACCGCCTTTTTGAAATAATCATATACGCCGCTTGCCATGTGATTCCTCCGTGTTATACACCGCTTGTTTGTTTGTAAAGTATCTTAACGGGCATCATCAGCCCACGAACAGGATATTTAGTTATCCCTTGGATGTTGTCAAACAACGTCGTGCCTATCTTGATGTCGGCAACCTGATTGTTTAGCGAATAGCTTGATAACAGACATCCGCGTATATCGTTGTTTATGTCAAAAACACCCTTATAGTTATCATCTCCGACGATAGCTTTCTCAGGATGAGCGACGTTATATGTCAGGGCGTAGATGTTCAAGTCAAGAAAGATATACTGGTTCTCGTTCATATTACGCTCGATCTCACCGTCTGCTGTAGGCTCGACCATAATGCAAGGCATGGAGGCTGAGTCGATGTCAAATCTGAATCCGCTGAACACGTTCTTGATGTAAATGCTTAAAGATGGGTTTCCTTCGAGCGTTGAGATGAGTGAAGTATAAATCGTCCCGGCTATCATTTGGCGTCCTCGATGGCTTTGCCTATGTTCTTAACGAAGTCGTTCAAAATCTTTTGCTGGTTTGGCTGATGGTTAAGGCTCGAACGTAAGAAAGAACGCTCTGGGAATCTTGCGAAATGGCCCTTAATAGATATGTCTCCGCCTAGAACTCTTCTTGATTTTCTTACTCTTCTTAAACTCATAACCTCTTCGCCTTCGGAGTCTACTGAAAAGTGTTCTTTATAGGTCGTGTACTTTTGTATTCTCGATGTTCTGCGCCAATGCTGCGGAATCCAAAACGTCCCACCGTACTCATGGATGGGAGCATATTCCACGTTCGTCCCAACCTCCGCCTCATATCCTTCATTCGTCTTGACAGCCTCTGTCGCTGTGATGGAAGCGCGCAACCTTCCTGATACGACGCCAAGGTAGGTCGGCCTTGGGCCTCTTAGCCTGTATTTTAATGACCACCCGGCGATATCAAGTGCTCCTCGGCTGAGAGTTTTCTTGATGACGCTCTCTTGCGTTATAGCGCTTAACTTAGCTAAGAGTTTCTTAATATCATCCACGTTGAAGTTTATAATCTTATCTTCCATTATTCGTCCAAAGTCTGCGTTGCGTAATTCGAGTGGAAATTTAACACTTGGCTCCAAAAACTCTTGTTGCGCATCATGTTTACAAATCGCCCAGGCTGGGCTTCGTTTCCGGCAATCGAGTGTACCGCTGTCAATCCTTCCTTGAACGCCTCTGCCGTCATCTCGATCATAACCTGCTTAAGGTCGCTCGGTATAGGATATGTCGATACAGCGCTATTGCAAGTTCCGCCTACTACGGGAGCATACCCGGCTATGTAATCGACCAGGATATTGCGCCGGCCTTTGTAGAACCTCCCATAGTCGTTGTAGACCTTTCCAGATGAATAATAGACATAGTCAGAGGAATCTATCAATGTCGAGGCCGCAAACACCCTTTCGTTGTCCACATTAATGCTCGCTATATAACTCACCGGGTACTGAGGCAAGTATAGATATCTCTCGCCTTTCCCGTCTAAATAGCAATGTTCAGGGTCAGTCGAATAGTGCTTCGCTTCGAGTTGCCGGCCAGTCACGCTGCAACAGAATTCTTGAACGGCCAAGGCGATGGCTTCAAGTTTAGCGTTCGGCTCCCTGTCGCCTTCGGGGAGTGCTAACCAGTTTATGATGTCGTAGGTCGATATCAACATCTTTGACCCTCACTTTTTTATTGTTGCTTTCGAGCATTCTATTCTTTGATTTAAACATTTACCCACCAGACTCCGTCATCTTCTAAGAAAATTTTGTAGCCAGTAGTCTCTAATTCGCCTACCGCCTGAGCGATACCCGGATATGAAGGAGAGCCATAATCATGGCCTCCAAAAAATCCACCGGGCTTGACGAGTGGCATATAGTTTGATATGTCGCGCTTGACCTGATCATAGCCGTGATCTCCGTCTACCCATATAAAGTCAAACTTCATCCCTTTCAAATCTTCCAAAGCATCATCGCTTCTCTTCGGAATCAACCTTGATCTTTCTTTATACTTGTCTAATATCGTTTGGACGCGGGTCATCTCGCACGCCGGGTCTATCGTAATCATATGGAGGTCAGGGTTATTTTCCAAAAGATGATTCAACGTATCACCCGCCAAGGTCCCTATCTCTATTCCGTCAACCCTCTTGATTAAGCCTAGTAGAATATCTCGCTGTATCATAAATGAGTCCTTGATAGGGCAGAACCCTTGCGAGTCCTGCCCCATCGGTTATGCTAATAGCCCGTCCAGAAGTCGGAGTTGCCGGTTCCCATGGCGATAGGATTGTCTGAGGATTTCATGTACAGAGTCTCTATCGGTGAACCTAACATCAAACCAACCGCTATTTTAGGGGCGCATCCAACTGTCCCTGTCAACGTAGCGTGCGCTCTGATATATCTCAGACGCACTCCATCGCTGAGTTTTGCATACTTCTTTGCAGCGTACATAAACGGATTCGTCAGCGCATACACTTCAACCGTATCGAAGTCAAAAGAACCTCCGACAGCGCCTTCGTTCGTGATGTCCGTCCATGAAGCTCCCGTCCCTGATGCTGTTGCGCACTCTTGGAATTTTACAGCCAGGTTGCTATAAACACCGGCCGTTCCCGCGATACCACCAATCATCATAATGGCAAGGCAGTCATTGAATCCAAGCGTGTCAATAGCCGCTCCGCAAGCCGTCTTAGATGCTCCTGCGATTGAACCGCAAAGGGACGGACGTATGTCGAGATTACTCTGCATCCTTCTCATCGTCTTTTCCTTTCCGGTTAGCTAACCAACACAGTGAACGAAGAAGGCAGCAACACTCCGAGCGCCACCCTTTCAATCACGCGCAACGCAGCCATGTCTTTCTCGAACAGGTTGTCCGAGTCAACCGTGGCCTGGTCGCTGATCTTCATTGTTATTGATCCCCTCTCGCCCATGGCAACGCCCATGCGCAGATCACCGAACACAGCGTAAGGTGTAGCATCGGTGGAAACTGTCGATGAGTGCTTGCCAGGTAGTATTTCCGTGCTGACAACAGGATACCCGAACAGATCGTTCGACCCAAGCATCCCAAGGATAGGAGCGCCGGCTGTCGTGATCAACCCACGAAGGTGGGCAACCATCGAGCGATGGAAATACCACTTTGAATTTGCCATTGCGTTCGTGTACAGATTGCCTGTCGCGTACACGAGGTCTTGGTAGCTCAAGCAAACAAAACCTGTTCCACTTGCATGAGGTGATGTCGGAACGCCTGTCGCCGTTAAACACCCGACGAAAGGTGAACCTGTCCCGTTGAATGCCTGATTGTCCTCTTCCTTGGCAAAAGCCCAAGCGATTAATCCAGACAGGTAGTTGATGACATCCACATTCGCGTCGTTCAGAAGTTCGTTCGTAACCTTCGGAATGGCCGCGAGCTTGTTAATCGTCAACTGGACTTCCCTGAAGTTCGGGTTTGTCTGCTTGATTGCCGCCGCTTCATTCGTCCAGATAGCTGATTGATCTGTCGTGCCGGCCGCAGGAATCCTGATCGTATCATAGAGCATCGGGATAATGCGGCAGTTCTGTCTGATAACTCCGTAAAGAGGCGCAAGGCGCAGAATCTCTGCCTTGAACTCTTCCGGGACCAAGAAACCGCCAGCCGTTGTCGTTCCTTCTGACAGGTTGGCTTTTACCCTGACTTCATCGTGCATAGTGCGAAGCGTTGAAACCTCGCCCGTTGCCATTGCTTTCAAGAATCTTATCGTCTTGCTGAACTTCGCTTCCGGCCTTAGGTCGTCAAGACCTTCCTTACCGATACCGGGGAACGCAAAGTACTTCTTGTCCACAGGCGTCATCGACTTGATATAATCCTGTGCTACTTTCTCAATCGCCGCCTTAAACTCAGGCATCGTCAACTGAGGCAAACCTTTCTCTTCGCTTGCAAGAACCGCGTCCTTCTTTTCGACCTCTTGCATCCTAGCGATGAGGGCGTCCTGCTGCTCCTTGGGGAGCGCCTCGAACTGCTCTCTCGTCAACATTGATTCTCCTTTTTAGTTTAGTTTACCCTGATGTTTCCTGATAACTCCGCCGACAACGTCTGCGACTGTTTGTGCAAACTTGTCCGCTGTTATCCCTGGAGATTTCTCGTCTTTCTTCTGTGTTGTTAAATAGAGCTTATACCGCAACATCGCGTTTTCATCCGCGAGTTTTGATACGCGCTCCGTCAAAGTTTTTATCTCATCGTAGATTTCGCTGAACGTATCGACATTCTTTTCTTCGACAACCTCTTCTTTGGGTTTTTCTTCTTCGTCCGGTGAGCTTTCAAAAGACTTCTTCAGTTCGTCGTTCTTGAGGATGCCCTTTTGGATAGCGAGCGAAAGGGCTTCTGGGTTCGCCGGCACAGGAACGGCAGAATACTCAAGAAGTTCCCACTTTTTATAAGTACGGCGAGCCGTCTTCTTCCCATCGCCGTCTTCGTGTTCTTTGGGAACGAACCCGACTGAGAATGCCTTCAGGAAGCCCTCCTTGTAAAGTTGGAATATCTCTTGCGCGAACTCCGTATTGGCGAACTTGACCTTGCTCAACACACCTTCCCCATCTCTCTTTGTCCATAATGCCTTGCCAATAGGCGGCTGGGTGTAGTCGTGCGCCCACATGACAACGGGGTTCTTATCGAAGTTGCGCTTGTCCATGCCTTCAGGCTCAAGTACCTCGTCCATACGGTCGCGCGCGTTGGTAGAGATGTAAGCCGTCAGCGTCTTCTCCACATCGTCGATTCCTTTTATCTCTCCTGTAAATACCCTTTTCAAAATATCCATGACTTCTCCTTTTAAAGTTCGCGTTGTGGAGCCAACCGACAGCGGCAGTTGATATACTCGCCCGGATCGGCTGTGCTTGCATCTCCCGGAAAGTAGAGTTGAGAACCGTTAATAGTCTGGAAAGCCTCTGTTAGCCCTATGACCTTCCCGTCAAGGGCGGCGTGGCTATCTCTTACTCTCTCGTCGCGGGCCGTGACCCATTCCTTCGCCTTGAAACCGACTGTCTTGAAGGCGTCGAACATACTTTCGTTGGCGCTGCCGAATATCTCAGTCGTGGCTATACGCGAAGAACGGAAGTCCTCGCTGAACTGCATGACGTTGCTGATACGCTGGCTGATAGCGTCAAGCGTCTCGCCTTTGCTTGTCCCGGCAACAATCTCGTCCTTAAGCATTTTGATTGTGTTGTCATTTACTATTTTTGTGAAATAGTTAAGACGGCGCTCAAGGATGCGCTCAAGGTTGACGTCGTACAGGCTGAAATTGATTGTATGGTCTGTTTCGTTGAAGGCTAGCTTCGCGGCACTGACCATGCCTGAGTGGACGAACTCGTGGCTGATCACTTTTAACTTGGCATTCTGCTCGTTAAGATTGAATATGATTGAATCAGGCAAAGATGCCTTGATCTGAACGTCCTTGCTCATGGCTTTGTACTTGTTCAAGTTATTGATGACATCCCTGTGCTGGGATTTAAAGTAACGCTTCATTGACGTTGCAAACATGGTTTCGACAGGATGCAGCATAATGGCAAAAGTGTCCCATGACTTGATGTTTGGGCTGAAAGTCTTTTCTTTCGGCTCTTCTTTAGGTTCTGCATTAGCCATGGCCTCACGGTCAGCTTCCATTCTCTCAGCGTCGAGTGTTGCCTTCGGTGTCGATGTCTCAGGCAATCCGTAAGGGTCTAACCCGTCTTTCTCTCTCTCCTCATCGATAGTCGAATATCCGCAATTAATATGAGACTCTATTTCTCTTAGCCTGAACTCTTTGTCTTCAGGAACGGGGTTATCAAACTTAGCTATGAGCGATTCGTCGAACATCGGCATGACCTTTTCATTTATCTTTTCTTCGATGAGCATAAGTCTTGGAAGAACGGTTTCTTTCTGATAAGAGTAGTCATTTGCGTCCGCGTTCGCCCTATTGACATCCTCAACAAGACCCAGCTTGCTTGCCGGCACGCCGAATATAGCGAGTATCTCATCTCTGACCTCCCTAGATACATCCTCGAAGCGCGCGTCTCTGAGATTGCTTCCTGTCTGTACATACTTCATCCCGCCTTGCAACACGGCGATCTTACCGGCGTTGCCACTTCCTCGATGCCTTTGATTCCAGTCATCCTTGAGCCTTTGGTACTGTTTGTCGTCTATTGAGTCTTCCATCTGCAAGACGCCGCTTGGCTGGGCGTTGTTCAAAAAGTAGTTGATGCCCCACTCTTTCATCTGGTCGTTCATGTCCATGCCATAGGCAGCGGCGAATAAGGGACCTGTGCCGTAGAATATATCAAACGGACTTGGGAACTTGAAATGCACGACTTCGTCTTCAGGAAGAGGCACGGGAGCGGAATTGCGTTGTGGGACGATCATCACATATCCTGATATGAATTTCTCGGCTGAAGGTACTATGCGCATCCAGTTACTTGGGATATGCCAAATCTGGTTTGGGGTGCGCAGAGCGTCTTTTGGCATCCACCAATAGGCGTTCCCGGTAAGTTCTAAGAAAGTCTGGGTCAATGTCCATAATTCAAATCTGTTGGAAAAAGGGTTCACGTTCCGCATCATATCCAAGAACGGGTGTTCTGTAATTTCCTCAAGTTCTTTTTCATCTCCATCAATTTTCTCGGTGTATAACTTAAGTGGGACTTTGGCTACGCTGAAAGCGTTCTTCTGTGCACAGGCAAAGGCCCATGACCTGTAATGCGCAACCTGCTTGTCGAAGTCCTGAGGGGCCGGTCTTCCATAAGACTTCTCTGATCCAAATAACTGCACGAACGGCAGCTTACCAGTTGTTGAGCCGCCAGGGATGCCTTCCGGGTTGAACGGCTCTCGCTTAAATCTAAGCCTTAAAAAATCAAATAAGTTCATATTGTCCTTTGCGTCAAATCCACCTGATAGCCGGAACATTGCTTTTAATATATTTCTCGAGTGCGTAACGGCACGCATCAGGCACGTGATTTGAACTGTCAACTGGGATGGGTAAGATTTCGTTCGTTATTCGATCAACCTTCCATTTGTAGTTGTTAAAATCCTTGTAGCTGTTCTTGCAACGCGGATGGATAATGATAGCCTCAAACGAGCGCAAGAACTCAATCCCGTCCTCAACCGAGCCTGGACCCTTCTCCGCGCCGTTTATATTAAATCCGTGGTGCCGCATATAGCTGATCGTCTCAGGCCGGGCGCTGTCTGCGGTAATGACCCATTTTCTTATTTCGGGGATAGAATCGAAAAGCATCGGCGTCTCTTCTATCTCCACGCCCACGCCATAGGCCTCGTAATCTATGAACAAAGTCC